GATCGGGTGTTCCCATGAGCCTGACCGCGCCCACCGTCAAAGTAAAGCCCCACCGTCAAACCCAAGCCGAGCGAGAGGCCTGTTATGACTACGTTACGGCGCGGGATGGGACGTGCCGGGTATGGGAGATCGCCTTGTTCGGCTTGCTGAGCGGGGAGATCATCGGCAACTGTGGGGGACGTCTGGGCGAACCGGGAGGCCGAACAGAGCGCCACCATGCCTTCACTGGTATAGGGCACAAGCGGATCACCGATGCGCGCCACGTCGTGCTGCTCTGCGAGTTCCACCACCGAACGTGGGCACCAACTCATACGCGCCTCATCTTGGATTGGCTGGCGCGGATCGAAGACGAAAGGGAGATGGGATGAACGTAATATGTCGCGTTCAGGATGGGCACCTTGTTCCCATTGACATGCAAGACGAGGCCGTGACGGTCATTGACCACGAGCCTGAACTCTGGGGCTACCCGGAGACCGGCTATACCATCCTATGCACTCAGCGCGACTGGGACAGCAGAGAGTCGGCGAAGTCGTGGTGGGAACACCTAGATTTTCAGACTCCGGAAGTATAGAATGGATCTGGTAGAGATACCTGGGAAAGCTGGGCGGCCGGCAGACGCACAACTGCCGGCCCCGCTTCCCGATTGTGCGAGGTGAAGCATGGAACCGACCCTTTGGGACTACCTTATAGAACCTACTCGCGAGACGCAGAATGCTGAGTTACTCGCGGCCCTTCGGCGCGGCCCGGTCAATGCCCTAGAGGCGTTGCACGAGCTGGGCATCTATCGTTGCGGTGCGCGCGTGTACGACCTTCGCAAGCGCGGCTATGACATCCGAATGCGGCGCGAGTCGGGGCATGTGGCCACGTATTGGCTGGTGGAGTCATGATCACGAGAGCAGAATGGGAGCCAGCCGAGGAGGTCTTGCACGCACACAGTCGGCTTGCCCGTGACGAGGGGCTGCCGGGCGATCAGGAATGGCTTGACGAAACGATCCCGAAGCTTGAGGCGATGATCCTCGACCCGCAGTGTCCCGAGGGTTACAGCAAATGGGTGCGCGCCTGTCTCAACATAATCAAACTGCCGCCCCTTGAGGTCGAGTGTTCGGAGTGCGGGCACATGAAACCCAACCCGGCGTATCCCGCTGCCGTTCAGGGAATGAAGCCATGATCGGCGAGTTCGACATAGCGCGCCCGATGGTAGGGCGCAGAGGTAGCTACCCGCCGCAACGGATGCCAGTCGCGCCGACCCCTGACACCTTCTATGCTCGGCTCTATGAAGCCAAGGCGAAAGAGACGGCGAAGCGACGCGCGTACTACGCAACCCACGTCGCGACAGAGCGCGCGGCCGTTCGGAGATACCGGGCGCTTCACCGCGAGGAACTGAACGCCAAGAAACGCGCGGCGTATTGGAAGCGGCCATGAGCGACCACCATCCGCCGATCTTCGGCACGGACCGCATGCCTGAAGTATGGAAAACCAACCGGAACACGGACGGCTCGGCCAAGACCAACCCGATGTTGGTTCACGGCCCTGGCCCGGCCGACAAACAGTGCGCTGACTGCTCGCACCTGATCGTTTATCGGTACTCGAAGGCGTACTACAAGTGCGACTTGCGGAACAACAGCGCGTCGGCGCGAACCGACCAACGTGTCGGGTGGCCGTCCTGCGCGAAGTTCGAACAGGCGGCCGACGAATGAGCGGCGCATCCGATCCCTACGTCCCGGTGTACTACACGATTGTGACGGACGAACGGTTCCGCGACGTGTACTCCAATGACAAGGCGCTGGCCGCGTGGTTGCGTCTGCTGCTAACGGCCGATGGGACCTACCCGGCCCCGGCTCCGCTGCCGCGGCACGTCTCCACTGCCGCCTTGGACCTGCTGGTAACGGCTGGGTTAGTCGAGCTGGTAGGGCGGGATTACTACGTCATCCACGGCCTGAAAGCGGAGCGCGAGCGCCGCTCTGACAGGGCTCGACAGGGTGCGGAAGCACGCTGGGGAGCATCCTACGGCAATGCTGTCGCAATGCTGCCGCAGTCCGATAGCAATGCGGGTGCAATGCTAAAAGAGAATATAAGAGAAGAGCAGAACATAACAGAGCAGAGAGGGGGCCTAACTGCGCCCGAAACTGGCCCGGATGTTTGGGAGTGGGTAACGATGCGACGGCCCAACAAGTCCACTCAGCCGGACCTCTGGGCATGGCTCACGAGGCTCTGTGAGGAATACGGATCGGTGCGCCTCTGGGAAGTCATGCGAGTCTGCGCCGCTCAGGATCGCAGCCGGCAGACTCTCGTGTCCCGAACCGAGGCCGTGCTTTCGAGGGATGCCGACCGAGACGAGCGCATGGCTGAGTCAGTTCGCCTCGCAGAAAAGCGAAAACCCGTCGTAATTCAACCGAAACCTGAGGAAACTGCGGAGGAACGCGAGCGGCGCGAGACAGCTTTTTCGAAAATGCGTGAGAACGTCAAGCAGATTGGGATAGCGTGAAGCCCTACTACTCCGGGGCGGGCGTGGGTCACATACGTGTCGGGCGACTACCGAAGACCAAGGCATGGAGCCGCGTTGTCGCGCTCATGGCCGAGCCGGAAGTCGACCCCGCACGTGTGGCGTCGGCAATCATCGCCGCAGCCGTTGATGCTTATCGAAACGCCGGCGATGACCCAGGCGTTATCGAGAGCCTCCGGGCGATGGCTTTTCTGGCGGACGCCAGTCGCCGTCAGGACTTTGCCGGGTCGCTGACCCGCTTTGGCTACGACCTTGAGGGAAAGGTCGACGCCCTCGGGTTCCTGACGATCGTCTTCAAAGAGACCGAGCATCGGTTTGGGCCGATAACCGACCGAACCATCTTCATTCGTGCCGGAGGTCTCGCCATGGGAGTGATCGTGGGTCTTGAACAACTCACTCTCCAGGCTCTCCGCAGATACCTGGAGGGCGCTGGCTGGCAGCACCTCGACGACGCCCGTGGGTCTTCCGTCTGGCGAATCCACCGCGCCGACGCCGACCTCCAGGTCGCGCTTCCGATGGACGCGGGCGTAACCGACTACCGCGAAGTCATCCTCTCCGCGCTGAAAGTCGTCGCATACGTCGAGAGTCGTTCGATCGACGAGATCGCCGCCGACGTCAAGTACGGCGGCCCTTCGGGAAGCTCTGACGGAGACCGTGGCTTCGCAGACCGGCGGCGAGATAGCCGCCACCCGCTGCTCGCAAGGCGTCCTCGGATTGGAGACGGCATGACCGACCTGGAGCGCTACCGCGCCGCACTCAACGGCTCAGACCCCGAGGAGGAGTTAGCGTTCGATCTCAAGGCCGCCGGCATCCCGTTCGCCCGCCAGTTCCACTTCGCGGCCCATTGGACACCGCCCCGTAAGTTCGCGGCCGACTTCGCCTTCCCTCTGGCGTGGCTGCTCGTGGAGGTAGACGGTGGCGGATACATCGCAGGACGCCATACCCGAGGCGCAGGTTTCGAGGCCGACCACGAGAGAGATGCCCTGGCGATGCTCCACGGCTGGCGCGTTCTGAGAGTTACGCCGAAACAGGTGGAGTCCGGCATCGCTTTGACTTGGATCGAAGGGCTGTTGGCGGGTGTAGGATGAACCCATGACTGCGACCCCACGGAAGCCGTACAAGCGCCACTCCAAACCAGAGAAGCTGGCGGCCATAGTCGCGGCCGAGACTACGAGCGTGGCGGCCGCCTCAGGTCAGATGGGCATAGCTGAGTCCACCATCCGATATTGGCTGGAACAGCCCCAATTCGCCGAGTTTCGTGCCAAAACTCAGGTGGATATGACTGAAGGGTTCACAGTTTTGGTGCAATTGGTCATGTCTGAGATAGTCGGGCGTATCAAAGAGTTCGACACAGACGAGCTGCCGATCCTGCTGGGTATCGCCTTTGACAAGTCGCAGTTGCTCCGTGGCGGCGTAACGGATCGAACCGAACACGTCTCGATTACTGACGGCTTTGACGACGCCGAAAAGGCCGCGCTACAGGCCGCCATTCGCAAGGAACTGGCCGAACGTGCTCGCGTCCCTGCCGACTCCTGAGCTTCGTCGTTGGCTGCGCGACATGGGGGAGCCCGCTGACTTCGCCTCTGAGGCACATGAGCGTTTCTTCTACTCCCAAGCCCCTGAAGCCGTAGCGTCGGGCTGGATGGGCGCAGGTAAATCCCGAGTCCTGACTGAAAAGGTTTGGTACTTGGCGCAGAAGTACCCAGGCGCGCAGTTCGGCGTGTTCCGCAAGGTCGCCGCGTCTTTGCCTGCCACGACGGAGCGGACGTTCTGGCGCGACGTTGCCGAGCCCGCCAAGATCGCCAAGCGCAACAAGTCAGAGAACTGGGTCGAGCTGTACAACGGCAGCCGTATTTACTTCCTTGGGTTGGACCCTGACCCGATCACCGGTGCGCCGTCGAAGGTGGGATCGCTGGACCTTGCTTGTGCTTTCGTAGATGAGGCGGTAGAGCTAACCGAGTCCGACTGGATCATGTTGCAAGGGCGCTTGCGTGATCCAAGGATGCCGTGGCACCAACTGGCAGCGGCGACCAACCCTGGCCCGCCGAAACACTGGCTGCGGATGCGCTTCACTCCACCGACTGAAGCAAGGGAGTGGTATGCGATCCATGACAACAAGTTCCTCGGAGACGATTACCTAGAACGTCTTGCACAGTTAGGCGACTCTGCAGCGGCGCAGAGACTCGGCAAGGGCTTGTGGGTTGGCGCTGAGGGTGTCATCTGGACGCTGCCGGATTGGCAGGTTCAGCACGTCGAAGGCCCATTCCGCCACGTTCACGGCGCGATTGACTGGGGCTTCGTGCATGCGTTCGCGGCCGAAGTCGGAGGAATCACCGGGACAGGCCGTATCTCCGTCCTGGCTGAGCTGTACGAGCGCGGGGCCACGGTAAGCGAACTGATCCCCTACCTGAAGTCGCTGACGGAGCGCTACAACGTCGAGGCGTGGTATGCCGACCCGAGCGAGCCCGGCTACATCCTCGACTGCCAAAGAGCGGGATTACCTGTCCAGCCTGCCACCAATGACGTGCTGCCGGGCATCACCGCAGTCTCAGACGCGATAGCTCATGGCATGACCGTCGACCCATCGTGCGTGGGGCTGCTCAATGAATTGCCGGGCTACACGTGGATGCCCGCACGCGGCGGCGGGTTGCAAGAGCGGCCAATCGAAGTGAACGACGACGCCGCCGACGCGCTACGATACCTGGTGATGAGCTTTGGACCCGGAGCGAACCCGTTCTCTCGGGAGTTGTCCAGTGCTGGAGGTGTAGCGTGAAGTGGTATGACGATGAGTCCGTAGGTGGGCTGGAGCCTATCGCGCGCACCAAGCCGCCGATGCCCCTTGCCCCGCGCCGGAGGAAAGACAGCCACGATCTCAGGGGACTCTCGAAGAGGAAATCTCCGAAGTCGCTTCTGGTAGCCCTCGCGGAGGGCACGTCCCGTGGCTGAGACAATCGACTACACAAAGCAACCTCTACCGTGGTCCGTCATGTACCCCGTCACGACAGACTCGGCGACGCCGGACCTCGGAGACGCTACTGCAACCCCGGCAGGCTTTCGGGTGGCGCATCGAAGGTCACCCGCGAGTTGCCGGCACGAGGGCAACCACCACGGGCAGACGTTCTGCCGTCACTGTGGAACGAGGGTCGCGCAATGACAACGCAGGCCGAATGGGGTAGGGACTTCTACGCGGCGGCGGAGGAACTGGGGTATTACGTCGAGAGCATAACTGCGGGATCGGTGACCTTGGTCGATCCAAAGACCGGGCTGAAGGTGACCCTGTCATCCGTGCTGCTCAATGGGGAGTGGCTTCGCGGGTTGCTCCGGCCGCTGAAGAAGGAGACGCAATGAGTAAGTGCAAGTGCGGCGCACGGATCGCCAAGCTAGAACGCCAGGTAGACCGCCTGACCGCGAACCTGCCCAAAGAGATACACCACGCAGTACGAACGGAGTTGCGGGTGGAGCGGAACACCCGTGACACTGGCCCGTATATGACCCCGTGGCGCAACGAGGTAATTGGACGGCCCGTCAGCGCCAACCCGTGCCAGATATTCTCCACTGGCTCCGACACCTACAGCGACGGATCATGAAACGCCTAGATCGCTTCGACACGCTGACACTCATCTGTACCGCGAGCGGCACGGCCGGATGCTGGCTTATCTGGCCGCCGCTCGCCCTGTTGTTTGTTGCGGCCGTGGCGGGTATCCTTGCAGCCGTGGTAGACCGTCGCACCGTCGTCTCGACTCGCCGGCGAAAGTAAGGAGCGCGGAGAGGGTGCCAATGACATGAGCATCGTCCCGCTTCGGCGGGCATCCGCAGAGAGGGCGACGGCTCCATCTCCCCTCGTCCTCTCTGCCGAGCCCACCGCGAAGGCTGGCCCTGTTGGCCCTGGCGCTGGCCCGCTCCTGACCGAGTACGGCCTTGGCAACGTTCTGAAGCGGACGCCTCAGGAGACGATGAAACAGGCCGCGAACCTGTGGCGCGAGGTGTCATGGGTGCGCGCTGCTGAGAGAGTCATCTCCGGGACTCTCGCGGGCAACCCGCTACCGGGTGGCGAAGGCAAGATCGGGTGGCATCTCGAAGACCCCGAAGGCGAGACAATCGATGCCGACTATGAGGGCGACAAGCGCGCCATTGAGTGCTTCGACCTGATCTCGCATCCGCAAGCGAACGCCGAAGGGCAAAGACTCACTCGGCGGATGTTGTGGCATCAGACCTCGCGGCACATGGGAGTGTGCGGGCCGTCGTTCTGGTTCAAGGATCAGACGGACCTCTACGGCATCCCGAAGGCGTACCTGTACGTGGCGCCGTGGCGACTGTTCCCTGTCCCCAATGACGACGGCGACCTAGCGTTCTGGCTGCTGGACGCTGACAAGAAAGACCAGAAACCGCAACGATTGGAGATCACCGACCTGTTGCAGTTCGACCTCGAATTGCCAGACGAAGGTTTCTTCGGCGTTGGGCTCATGGTCAGCGCAATCAACAAGATCCAGTTCGGCACCGCGTTGGATCGCCATGCGACTGCAGTAGTCGCTTCAGGCGGCCGGCTCTCGGGCATCATCTCGCCCAAAGCCGGAGTGATAGACAACGACAATATCTACCAGCAGCTCGTAAGAGACTGGCGCAACATCGCCGAGCAACCCGAGGCCGCGAAGCGCGCTCAGGTTGTGAGATACCCAATCGAGTTCGTTAGAACGACCGCGGACATGCAGCAACTCGAAGTCGTCAAGCTGCTGACCAATAACCGCGACGAATTGCTAGAACTGTGGGGCGTGCCGCTCTCGCAGATTGGCGGATCTACAGCAGCAGGACTCAACTCCGGCGACGTTCGCAAGTACGACCGGCAGGCGCTCATTCAGAACGCCGTCGAACCTCGTTGCGACGTGATGACCGAAGTGATCCAAGCCGACCTGAAGTGCTGGGAGCGCTATCTAGGCTGGGTGCCGAAGTTCACATTCGACGTTCCCTCGTTCGAAGACGACTCGCCGCGGTACGACAAGGTGCAGAAGTCGCTCGGCGTGCCAATGAAGGGCAGCGAGCGCCGCGAACTGCTGGGCCTTGACCCGCTGGGCCCCGATATCAAGGACGCTCAGGGTCGGATCATCGACGATCTGATCCTTGTGAACAACACACTCGTGGATATCACCGAAATGGGCAGCACACCGCAGAAGCCCGTCGCTGCCCCGCCTCCCGCGTCACCTGGGACTGCCATCGCAGGGGCGGCTCCACTCCCTCCGGTCGCCCCTGCTCCCCTCAAAGCCAAGCTCTCGCAACCCGATTACGCCAAGGTCGTATTGACAGACCTTAGCCATCAGTACCCGCCGGCCGCGCTGACGTGGGTCAAGCTCGTCACGTGGTCATTCGATGATGGCGTGAAGCTCGATAAGATCGACGGAACCGATAGGCCTGGCGCACCACGAGTCAAGAAAGTCGTGGACGCGGTAAAGATGGGCATCGAAGCCGGAGCAGACATCGATCCGCTCGTGCTCGTGGACCTGCCGAGCCAGAAACTGCTCGCCATCGCCAACGGCTACCACCGTTGGGAAGCCGCCGATCAGTCAGGCATGAAGCGCGTACAGGCGTACATCGGCTCGGCGTCGCTGGCGAATGAGAAGACCGTCCTCGCCGCGATCACGACGATGCAGGCTCCGCAGTTCGAAGACAAGGGCCCCGGCACCAACCCCCGAACGAAGGCCGACCTCCGTTCCTCGATGCTGGGCTTCCGCAAGTCGGTCGAAGCCGAATACATCCCGCGCATCAGCGCCGCCGCGTCTCGTGTGCTCGATGAGCAGAAGCGATCCATCGTTGCCGAAGTGCGCATGAAGCACGCCCACCTAATGAGCCACCCCGGCGACGTTGACGCATGGTGGAAGCCCGAACGCTGGAACACTGCCCTATTGGACGCGCTCACAGGGACGTACAGGGCCATCGGGTCCGCTGTCCCCAAGCAGATCAACGCCCACAAGGCCGACCTCGGTGTGGCGTTCGGCCCCGCGGTGCCGATTGACCCGAAGATCACTCAGGCGATCATCACGAACGCCGCGAAGCGGATCACCGAGATCAACGACTTCACCCGCGACGGTATTCGCAGCCTGATCGAACAGGGCGCGACCGATGGGCTCTCGCCGGCCGCATTGGGCGACCTGATCGAGGGCTGGACGGGCTTTGACGAATACCGCTCTGAGCGCATCGCCACGACTGAGCTGCGCAGTTCCTACAACCAAGCCGCTCGTGAGTCCTACGCCGACGCGGGTATCGAACTGCTCGAAGCCATCGACGGCGACGGCGACGAGGAATGCGCAGCCCGTAACGGTCAGACGTACTCGATCGATGACGCAGCCGCCGAAGATGCGGATGAACACCCGAACGGGACCTTGGACTGGCTGCCGGTGGTAACCGAGACAGTAGATGACGGAGAGGCAGGAAAGGCAGTGAGCATTCGGAGCGACAAAGTAGCGGACTTCCTCGCAGAACTTGACGCGGAAGACCAAGCGGCCGAGCAGCGGACTACGCGCAAGATACAGGCACTCGCCGACCAAATCGAGGAAGGCAAGGCCAAGAGCAACGATATGCGCGACCTCGCGGCGGCAGTAATGGCCTTGGCGTCGCGTGAAGCCGTGGCCCCGATAATCCACGTTGCCGCACCGCAAGTCACCGTTGCCCCGTCTCCTGCCCCGATCGTCAAGATGCCGGGGCGCAAGCCCGTTACGCGGCGGGTTACCCGCGACAATCTCGGACGCATCGAATCAGTGACAGAGGAGTAAGACATGGGTTCATTCAGCGACTACGCGGAACTCAAGGTGCTCGACCACATCGTGGGCAAGACGGCGTTCACGATGCCGACCCACCTATGGATCGCGCTCTATACCACGATCGTCAACGACGCCTCGACTGGCACCACGCCATCGCCGGGTGTCGAAGTTTCGGCTGCGGGCTATGCCCGAGTCGATGCAGTAGGCGCGGCAGGCTTCAACGCCTCTGCCGCTGCTGGGTCAACGGCCAACTCGGTCGCGATCACCTTCGGCGCACCGACGGCCAACTGGGGCACCATCGTGGGCTTCGCCGCGCTCGACGCCGCCACCAACGGCAACATCCTCTTCTGGGGCGCTGTCAGCCCGAACAAGACGGTCAACAACGGCGATGCTGCTCCGTCGTTCGCAATCGGAGCTTTAACTTTGTCCTTAGACTGACGGTGACAGTAGGGCTCGACTGACATGGCTCATCCGGTCACCGACGCACTCGCGAGCGCAACCAGCCACGCGGAGCGGCAGGCCATCAAGGCTGCCGCTTTCGTGGCGCTGCCCAAGGCTGATCGTAAGGTCAAGGTGGGCAAGTACACGGTTGCGCTCGTGGATCATCCGGTGATCGGGCCAAGCGGGCTCCTGGAGTTTCACATTCGGATCACCAAGGGCAACCAGGACGTGACGCCGCCCGATATGGTCGGGCCCGATGGCGCGCCGGGGCATATGCGCATCTGGAACCCGCCGCTGTGCGTCGATGATCCGGCGGGCGACATCGTGGAGACATCGATCGATCCGGTGACGGAGGTCGTCACGACTCGCAAGCTACGCGAAGATCCCGCCGCCGCCCTGATCGCCATCGTCGGTCGCATCGTGGACGGTCTGCCATGACGACCGACGTTATCTTCGCGACTGACACATATTCAGGCTATGTCTACGGTAGCAGCAGCACCTACGCCACGGCTCGTTCGACTTACTTTGCCAGTGGGGTTTATGCCTATAGCTACGTCGGACAGCAAGACTTGGTGAACTATGTCTGCGACCAATCGCCGCTGAGGTTCAATACGTCTCCTGTCGGCACGGACGCCATCTCCTCGGCGCTCCTTTCCGTGTGGCTCATCGCAGACTACTCCACCACCGACTTTGTGTTGCAGGCGCGAGCCATCGCGAGTTATGCCTCGTTAGCGGCTTCGTGGGTGGCGGGTGCCAGCCTGGGCGCCCTAACCCTGCTGGCGCATATCTCTACAAACGGGATCGGTGCTACGGGTGCGTATAAGACCCTGACCGACGACGCGATGCCCGCCAATATCAACAAGGCGGGCACCACGTACCTGCACCTGTCGAGCGACAGGCAGGCGTCTGGGACCATCACCAACGGTGGAAACGAGTCTATCCAAATTTATAACGCGTCATCAGCCACCTACGACCCCTACCTCACCATCGTCCACGCGGCGGGGGGCGGGGCCGCTCTCGCGGGTTCCTCGGCAGCAGCTTCGACTGACTCAGGCGCGCTAACC